GCGCTTCAATAACCTCTACATCCTCACCCTTCATCACTGCAACCTTACCTTTGGCAAGAATAGACAAATGGCTAAAGTCATGTACGTGTTTCAGAATGGCCATGCCTTCGCTAAACTGCGACTCTTTGGCGTACAGACCATCGCTAAAGTGATGTGTAATCATGCAGTACGCTTCCACATATAAACTGTGATGTACGGTTGGTAGTTGGCGTTTGTGCCACTAGAACCAGTAGATGCGTTGGTTGTGGCAACGGTAACTCCAGTTGTCTTTGTTTCAACAAAGTTCTCACCACCAGTTGGGGCTGTTTGTATATAACCCCTTGAAGCAGTAGCATCACCGCCTTGGACATTTCGTGTAACTGATTCAGAAAGTCCCCTCGTTGTTCCTGTGCTAGCTGCGCCCATCAACCCGTGTGTGTGACCAGCATCTGTAACAGTAGATGTTGCAGTGTGTGTGTGAGATACAGTTATTGCATCAGCATTACCGCCTGTTTCTTCAGCAGTATCAAACAGAGCATTACCAGAGTCGAAACCAACCATGACTCGACCTGCACCAAATGCTGACCAAGTACCAAATCCTAAAAGAGTGCTAGGGTTTGTTGAGACAATAGCGGTATAGATAGCGCCAACAGGGAATAGAGCAGACTTGATTGCCGCAGTTGCCGCAGTCACTGCCGCATCTGTATAAGCAGTTGTTGCAATCTGAGTGTTATTAGTTGCCGCAGAAGCAGTAGGCGCTAATGGTGTACCAGTGAAAGTAGGAGATGCTAAATCAGCCTTGGTCGCAATGGCAGTAGAGATATTGACAAACTCTGTGTTGATCTCTGTACCTTTGACGATCTTTAGTGGGTCGCCAGAAGTTAGTGCGTCTTTGGTAGCAAAGTTAGTGCTCTGTGTATAGTTACTCATACTGTCTTCCCGTCTTTAAATTGAATTTCGATTCTCTGAATTGATAACGGAGAACCATTGATGTCTGCTTCATAACCAGTTTGAACAATCTTGCCGCCACCAGAAGCAGAAGCACTCAATGTCTGTAGGGCAACACCATCAGCATATTGAGCAACTACAGTAGCGTTTGCACCATACTCAGCAATACCATACTCAGACACGCCTTGAGTAGGAATCTGTGCATTGGTTGACAAATAATTGGCGCTGAAATCAAAGCCCCATTTCATTGTTAAAAACTGATTTGTTCCACCAATTACGACAACTTTTAACCTCTTTAATAGAGAAGTAACACCCGCAGTACCTAAATCTGAATGGTTTGTGTAGTACAAGATCCGATAAGAAGACGTATAGTCTTGATATGTACTGTACTTACCAACATAACCATTCTTTCCAATCAGAACATCACCATTTCTGCGTGAAAGCAATGCTGTAGGCTCAATAGAGTCCCAACTTGTGATACGGAATGATCCATCTTGCAATTGCCCTCTTGTATCAAAGCAATAAACTTCTTTGACAGTAGGTAGTGTCAATAAGTAAAAGGCTTCTTTTTCAGAGTAAACAGTCTTAATGTTAGCAAGTGTTTCACTTCCAACAATCGACATGAAGTCACTGCGAATATTCTTAGACAAGTCTCCAATAGGAGCAGACTTCTCAATAATCGTTCTGGCAAATGATCTAACACCAGAGTTAGACAAGAATAAAACATCCTTACCAGTACTCTGAATAGAATCTCTAGCAATACATCCAATACCACCAACAGTGTCGCTTAGAGACATCGTAGAAGGGGTAGTAGCGTTGGCATACACCAGAATCTGACGCTTACCAAAGATGATTAAGAAGCCATTGTGCGCTGCCAAACCTGTGATTTCATCAGCACCATTAGCCCAAACTCTATCAATATTCAGAGTTCCAGATGTTCCTGTACTCCAGACATGACCCGCTAACAGATCAGAGAAGTAAACAGTTACGTTGTCAGTAGTTGTATCAGCCACCCATAAGCGACCAAAAGCAGATATAACGATGTTTCCAGAAGGAACAGTCCCTACATAACCAGTTTTCTCGCTAACTCTGCGATAAGTAGATGTACTTACAGCAGGGTCAAAGATCAATGGATCATGGCCTACTTGGAAGAAATAGGTAATTCCATTCAAAGAAGCACATGACCAATTACTCGCAGTAATAGTAGGAGCAGTACCACCCCCACCATAGGTCAATTCAGAAACAGCATTTGAGCCATCTAACTTGAATAACTTGTTATTACCTGCAAACAGAATTGTAAGAGTGCCATCAGCTTGAACTAACTCATGGATAACCCCAACATTGTTAGCACCAAGATTGCCAGAAGATGAATTAACCCTTGCCCAACCCTTACGAGCGCCAATACGACCATATTGGTCAATCACACAATTAGTCGCAACCAAAGCAAACCCTGCCGCTAAATCAAGCGGAGAGTCTTGTGTATTCAGACCAAAGAAGCCTGGCGCTGAGATACTTGCTGTTTGGAGTACTTGGCTCATATTGCTACAAATTCCTGAGCCTCTGGATAACGAGTACCCTCTAGAGCAATGTAATCAGCAAGCATGGAACGGTACAGTTGATAGGCTTCAGAAGAGTTCAATCCACCATCTTCTCCACGCTCTACCAATGCTCTGGCATAGGCATTCTGAATAACCAAAACATCAGGAACTAAAACATTAGTACCATCAGAAGCAAGTGGTGCTTGTGGAACAGTTAGAGCAAATGGAATGTTATATACGCCATCAGGACGTGCATAGAAAACTACTTTGGTGTCTCCATTGCCATCTACACCATCAAACGCATAAAACTCAGGAATACCACTGATAGCGGGTACTAAGTTCTGATAACGGTTCATCTGCACGAAACTAATGTTCTGCAAACCAACATTGGATGTGGTGTTCAAAGCATCCATCACTTGAAACTTCTGACCAGCACCTGTCATCGAGTAGATGTAAGTGCCAGGAGTGGTTGTGATAGTCACTGTTTGACCAAGAACATTCCAACCATAAGAATCTTCAATCTGGCGCTTGGCATCGTTAACAAACTTGCCAATCAAGGTTGAATAGGATGTCTCCGTCACTGTAGAAACTTGTGTCTCTCGCAGACGAATAAGAACATCATTAACTAATTGTAGAAATGTCATGATCTTGATGCTCCATCAACCTCAAAGGTTGCTATAAAACTGAATGTACTGGCAGATTGCGTAGTAATTTGAATCCTGTCGCCTTCTTCTAAAACAACATAAGCATTGCCATCAAATTGCAGATATAACTTTGAAGTAAAGTCGTAAGAAGTAAGAATATCGTAAGTAGCCGCAGTGCTTGCGTCATACCATTGAACAGTGATGTGCTTCGTAGATCCACCTGTGTTATGGATATACATCACAGTAAATTTGGCGTAATAGCCCGTTGGCACTGTGTAGACAGTGGTCAATGTTGCCGCAACAGGGCTAACTCCAACGGATATTGGCCTCATTTGTTCCTCTTAGAAATAGCTTTAGCCTTGGCTTTGGCGTCTTCCTTGGACGATGCACCCCAAGCTCTAAGAGAAAGAAGAAGTCGGGTAGGCTTTCCATCTTTCATCTCAGCGCCAGGCATATTGCCCATTCGTGCTAAAAAGGATGCCCTACGAGGGTTGTCTCCCGACTTTACTGGTGCTTTTAGATTGCCACCAGTTTCTGCATTATAAGACGCTCTACCCTTGGCATTCAAGCCCCCAGAAGCAGATTTACCCTCTTTTCTTTGCCAAGCAGGGGATTTCATTTCTTTTTAGCAGTCTTAGCTGCTTGTTTAAAGGCTTTCTCTGTAGGAGCGCCTTTAGAACCAACCTTACGCATCTTTTCCTTAGAACCCGCCTTGATGCGCTCTTGCTTGGCATTGATGTTTGCGTAAAGACCTTGTTTCATTTCTTTTTCCTAGATTGAGATAAAGCAATGGCAATAGCCTGTTTGGGCTTCTTAACAACAGGGCCACCTTTGCCAGAGTGAAGCGTTCCCGCCTTGTACTCTCGCATAACCTTAGAGATCTTGGCTTCTGCTTTTGTCTTTTTCATGCCAACTCCGTAACAGATACTGTAGATGCAGCGACTGTTGCATCTTTGATAAATGCTATTTTTTGACCAGGACTTACTCGAACAATCTCAAAAGAGTTATTTGGAATCATTGCAGAAGTTGTAATACTTGCTGTTGGGTTTGAACCAATTTGGTAATGGGAATGACCTAATGAGCAAGCAATACGAATCATTGTTGTTGATGCACCAAAAGCAGTCATCTGAACGCTAGAGTTAGTAACAGAAGCAACTTGGCTAGTCCCCAATGAAGGAACTCCAAAAGCAACATTGTTTGGGTCTAATTGAAATATTGACATTATTTTCCTCGTCCAGTTTTCTTCATCATGTTAGTAGCAGTACGGCTACCACGGACGGGCATAGACTTAGGCTTACCAACAGCAACCACAATGGTTACAGGCATACCTTTGGCTTTTTTAGGAGCTTTAGAACTAGTCATTTTGGGGGATTTTCCGTACATTATTTTTCCTTGGTTATGGGGCCGCCACCTTTCCACGCATCACAAGTACGGGCGGAAGCACAAGTGAATTGAAACAAATCGCAATATCCGAGATCTGCGGCTTTGATAAACTCTTCGTCATAGGACAATTCATCTTCGCCTTCATCCTTTTCTAGTCCACCAATGATGCATTCCATCATCTTAGGAGTTTGGATAAAGGCCGCACAATTACCACAAAGCATTGATTTAATGCTTTCAGTAGGTGCGTTATACATCTTGGCCTTCTTTAGCCAAAACAACTCATTAGGCTCTTCTGGGTTAGGTGGGCCATAGCCAAACTTCTTGAACGCATTATTGCGGTTCTTCAGATTGATCTGAATATCCTGAGTGGCTATAGGGCAGATAACACCAGATAGTAAGCTCATCGTATTACCTTAGTCGCAATAAACGAAATAATACCGCCAACAACAGAGGCAATAGCCATTCCTACAAAGAAACCGCCTTTAGACTTGTTTGCCATCTCTAAAAGCGTCTTAATATCTTGCCGAAGTGCATGAACTTCAGTCTGTAAAGCCTCAACTTGAGCTTCTAGCTTACCAAATTCGCGTGGATCAATTTCAGACATTTGCGACTTTCTTTGGTCTACCTAACTTCTTTACAGGAGTAGGTTGAGATAGAACTACTGGTTTTTCAAAGGACTCTTTTTCTTGTGCATCAATTCTGACATATCCTGCATGACCTTTCATGCTGTCAATATCGTGCTGATGAACAAAAGTTACTGTTTGACCGCTTACCAAACAACGAAATGTAGCCATAAGAATCCTTTGAAAAAGGGGGTTATTAGCCCCCCTTTATTAAACTGCACGAGCCACGATAAGGTTCAATGTAGTTGATGCCAAGTCCACAGAACCTGCTGTTGGGTTGTAGGTCACGATAGTCACTGTATTAGCGGCTGAAACATAGGCTCTACGAACCAAACCTGCTTCAGATACGCCAATTGCCATACCGAGAACCATATCACCTAGTGCAACGCCAGGACCTGTAACTGTATCTGTAGCGGTAGCAGTAGTGGCTACTGATGCGCTATCGAGA